GTGTCCGCGAGGTACACGGAGCTCCCCGGCGACGTTTACCGGCCCACGCCCGACCAGGTGTGCGAGCAGTCGAGCGACAACAAGCAGGGGCGCGGGAAGCCCCTCGACGCCGCGACCGCTACGGCGTGGCTGGAGGCAGACAGTCAGGCCAGCTCCAGTTGCCGCGACCTGTACCGGTGGGCGATTGACGCGGGCGTGTCCCGCGAGTTGGCGCGCATCTCGCTGCCGGTGGCGACGTACACGCGGTGGGTGTCTACCTGGGACGCCCACAACCTCCTGCATTTCCTGGCGTTGCGCCTCGACAAGCACGCGCAATGGGAGGTCCGTCAATACGCGCAGATCATCGCGTCCATCGTCGCGGACTGGCTCCCGCTGACTTGGGAAGCGTTCGTGGACTACCGGATCGGCGCGTTGACGTTGAGCCGGATCGAGGCGGAGGCGTTGCAGGCCATTCTTGGATCTGAGGGCTGCGCCCGCCTGCTGCGCGAGATGAGCGCGCTCGGCGCGTCGAACCGCGAGGTGGTCGAGATGCGCGAGCGGCTCGGAGGTGGCCAATGACCGGGTCGGCAGAGCGCCGGATGGGTCGGCTCGATGAGCGGGACATCATCGTCAACTGGCTGCGGGACCAAGCCGACATGGAGGAGCTCAGGGCGCACGCCGCGGCTGCGAGCCTGACCTCGTACAGCACCGCTGAGTTCAACCGGGCGTACCTCGTCGCAGCTACGCTCAACGACATCGCGGAGCGCATCGCTTCGCTGGAGCACATCACCGGTCGCGAGGAGGACGAATGAGCAACCGACGCATCGACGCGCAGCGTGCCCGCGAACTGCTCGCAGCCGCCACCCCAGGCCCCTGGGGCCAGGATGACGCTTGCGGGCACTTTGAGGTTCACATCTACGCCCCCAAGGGGGAACCGAGACTGAGCATGAACTACTGGGAGAGTCTCGTCATCGTCCACGGAAACGAGGACCAGCCGAGGATCGGCTACCAAGTCGCATGGGGTAACGCTGACCTCATCTGCGCCGCGCATGACCTCGCGCAGACCGTGGTGGACCTGCACGCTGAGGTGGAGCGCGCCGCCTCCGCCGAGCGTGGCCGCATCGTGGCGTGGCTCCGTGCCTGGGCCGACGCATACGAGCCGAAATACTCCGTCTATCCTGACGATTGCCGCGATCTTGCTGACCGCATCGAGCGCGGAGAGGTGACCCCATGACGCTCCCACCCATCCCCAACTACCTCCCGCCCTGGCAGGCCCCGCATCTCGCGTGGCTCGCCTCGCAGGGTCATCCGACGCGCTACACCGTGCCCGAGGGTACCGCGCCCGTGCGGGCCGACCTGTACGGGGCCAACCTGCGCTGGGCCGACCTGAGCGGGGCCGACCTGAGCGGGGCCAACCTGCGCGGGGCCGACCTGCGCTGGGCCGACCTGAGCGGGGCCGACCTGAGCGGGGCCGACCTGAGCGGGGCCGACCTGCGCGGGGCCACCGGAGTCGCCTCTATCGGCCCGGTCGGCCGCGACGGTCGCATGATCTACGCCGTCGCGCACGCTGACGGGACGAGGATCCAGTCGGGGTGCTGGTGGGGCAGCGTCGAGGACACGATCGCCCGAATCGAGGCCGACTATGCGGATGACACCGTAGCCCGTGACTGCTACATCGCGACGGTGCGGGCTCTGGCTGCGTTGGTGGCCCCATGAAGCCCGAGCTCGAAGCCCTCGCCCGCCGCGCCGTTGCCTGCCCTCGCTGGCGGTGGATTTCTGGGATGCTGCGGCTGCGCGACGCTCCCGGAAAGGCAGACCACGGCAAGCGCGAGGGGCGCGTCGAGGCTCGCGACGAGTGGTCTTACGCCGAGTGGCCTTGTCTGCCCGACCTTACCGACCCCGCCACGCTGGGCTGCTTGCTCGCGCTGGTGCGGGAGTCCTGGGGTCAGACCGCCTACACGATGTACTACTACAGCCGGTGGATGTCGTGCGGCCGGTGGACGTTGTGCGCGGACCGCGACCAGAAGGTCGATCCGGGTGACGACGTGACCGAGGCTGGCGCGCTCGTCTCCGCCCTGGAGGCCGCGCCATGAAGCGCCACTACACCTACGGCGAGGAGCGAGGCATCGGCACGCTGCTCTACGGTGACGCACGCATCTGGGTAGGCGGCACCTACCGCACCGCCTGCGGGCTGTGGCTCCAGCTCGATGCGTGCGCCGACTACGTCACCGGCGTCACCTGTGCGTCTTGCTCGCGCGCCCTGGACCGTGACGCGCCCGATCTGACGGTGCGGTGCCTGCACCGGTGGCACGCGCACGCTGGCCTGCATGACTGGCACCAGGGGGTGGCGTCATGACGCCCGAAGACTACGGCAACGCGGAGGGCGAGTTGTGGCTCCCCACGCCGTGCGGGCACATCCAGGCCGCGGACATGCGGATCAACGCCTGCCCCTACTGCGGCGCGAGCATCAAACGAAGCCGGGCCGAGGAGGTCGGGCACAACCTTTGGCTGGCTTGGGCCAAGCGTGAAGGACTGGTGGTGAACCATGATCGAGACTGACCGCGAGCGGCTGCGCACCGCAGTCCGCGACCTGCCGGGGCAGAGCACGCGAGAGCTTGCCGAGGCGCTCGGCATGAGCAAGCGCAACGCGCTCACCGACCTGTCGCGCCTCGAGCGCGAGGGACTGGTTGAGCGGTGGTGGGACGGCAGGTCCACGCGATGGTTCCCGCCATGAGCGCCTACTACAACGAGATCGACCCTTTCGCCGCGGCTTGGCTGCGCGAGCTCATCAAGCATGGCCACATCGCACCGGGCGAGGTGGACGAGAGGAGCATCACCGATGTCCGACCAGCTGACCTTGTGGGGTTCACCCAGGTCCACCTATTTGCCGGCATTGGAGGCTGGAGTCTCGCCGCCCGCCTTGCCGGATGGCCCGACGACCGTCCCCTCTGGACCGGCTCGGCCCCCTGTCAGCCCTTCTCTGGCGCAGGACGCCGCGGCGGCACCGACGACGAGCGCCACCTCTGGCCCGTCATGCGCGACTTGGTCGCCGTCTGCCGACCTCCAGTCGTCGTTGGAGAGCAGGTTGCGAGCGGCCTTGGCCTCGACTGGTTGTCCGATGTACGTTCTGACCTGGAAGCCGAGGGCTACGCGGTCGGGGCCGCCGATCTGTGCGCTGCGGGGGTCGGTGCGCCGCACATCCGACAGAGACTCTACTGGGGTGGAGTCAGGCTGGCCGACACCGGCGGCGAACGAGTTCGAGACAGCCGATGTGGATCGGATGCTCGAGCGACGGGAGGAGTGCCGAGCCAAGGGGTACAACGGGAACGGGTTCGGCATGACGCTGGGCATGACGACCATGGCAGTCCTGCACGGCTGGGCGACACCAGCGGCACGCGACTACCGGTTCCCCAACCTGCGACCCTGGGCGGAGAGGGGTGGCGGGACGCGAGGGGAGCAGCTCAACAACCAAGCGGCGCACCTCGCGGGCTGGACGACGGAGGATGGACCGGCGCGGCTCACCGTGGATGGGCAGATGCTGACTGGCTCTTCTGCCGGGATGGCAAGTGGAGGCCAGTTGAACCCGCAACATTCCCGCTGGCTCATGGGGTACCCAGCCGCGTGGGAAGACTGCGCGGCTACGGCAACTCCATCGTCCCGCAAGTCGCGGCGACGTTCCTCCGAGCCCTCGTAGGTGACCCATGAAGCCGACCCGACCCGATGACCCTACCCGCTGCTGGTGGTGCGGCTGGCCCGACGCCGACATCCAGCTCGGCGGCGATCCGCTCCACGGGCAGACCGAGAAGCAGCGCGCAGCACACCAGGGGCGCATCCTGCTGGTGTGCGACGAGGAGTGCTCCGACCGCGTCGAGGTCTTCGTCCAGCTTGAGGAGATCGACGGGCGCTAGGCGTCACCACGCGCCCTGGGGGGCCCCTAGCGCATCGCGGAGTCGATCTCCGCGTCTATCTCATCGGCTAGGCGCACCAGCTCCTCACAGCGGCAGCTAGACGCCTCTGCGCGCAGTCGCGCCACATCACGCGCCATGTGGAGCAGGCCGAGCCGCATGCGGTCTGCTTGCAGCTGCGCCGCATCCCGCTCGACACGGTACTGAGCGGCGCGTGCGCCCGCGGCCACACGCTCGACCAGCAGCGTCACGCATGTCGAGAGACCCGCCACCAGGGCGGGGAGCATCTCGAGCATGGCTCACTTCGCAGGGTGTGAGTCGTCCTGACGGGTTTGCAGCCGCACGATGTCCACGCGCATGGCCTGCACCTCGTCGGACAGGTTGGAGACCCGCGCATCCACCTCTGAGATCTGGCCGACCAAGCCGCCGTCCGCGCCGCCGTCGATCTTCTCCTCGATGGAGTCGAGCCGGGCCTGGAGGACCGACCAGAAGATGTACAGGCCCGTGGCGATAGACGGCGTCGAGCGCAGCGCCTCTGCCAAGATCGCCTGCGGCAGGGTGGTCGGCGTCACCGGCGCGGGAGGCTGCTGCTCGGGAGGGGTAGGGGTGGTCATGTCACGCTCCGGTAGATGCGCGCTGCGTCGGTTGGATCCCAGCTAGCCTGCCACATGGTCTTGGCGGCGTAGTCGAACTTCTGGCCTTTGTCGCCCAAGATGGCGACATGAAGCCATTGGCCAGAGCCCTCGCCCATCGGCTCGTCCACGGACTCCTCGTCGCCGTGCAGCGACTCCGCGATCACCTGACGGAGCGCGTGCGGGAATAGACCGGCGTTGTGCAGGCGGCGCACCAGGCGCAGCAGGTACAACGGCGACAGACCATCGGCCTGGATGTCCGCGGCTTGGCCCTGACCGTGCTGGAGCGGGTCGCCGTGCCGGTAGCCAGAGGTCACGCGCAGCGGCTTGCCCACCGTGGCACGGATGACCTCGAGGCACTCCGCGAGGCGCGTGAGGTTCTGCCGAGCCAGGGGAGGCAGCTTGTCGAGGTCGGCACCGGCGACTCCCTTGCGGATCGTCAGCTCGTTCCAGGAAAAGTGAGCCGTGGGTCCGGTCATGCTGCACCTGAGTCAATCAGATCACGGAGAGCTCGCGCCTGAGCGCGCAGGCGAGCGAGGCGGATCGTCGTCGCCCGGTAGCGCGGCCCGTCCTTGGGCAGGAACGGCAGGCGCGCCTCCAGCGCGGCGATGCGACCGATCACCTCGACCAGCTGCTTCGACGGCGAGCGCGGCACGGCACAGTCCGCGACGACCTCGACCAGGGCAGCGACCCCGGCAAGGATGGCGGGGATCATGCGGCCAACCACCGGCGCGAGATCGTGATCACGGCGGAGATGCCGCCGCCGATCTGACGCGCCTCGACGCCCTGCACCTTGGGCACATGCACCAGGGAGTTCATGATGCCGAGCCGCAGGGTGTCCGCGTGCTGGTCCGTCCAGCCAGGGCCGAGCGCGACCATGTCCGCGGCGAGGTCGAGCAGCTCAGAGCCGACCGCCATCGTCCACGCAGCACGGGCGTCCTTGACGAGGACGCTGCCGCTGCGGAGCGCACCGGACGCCGCGCCGAGCACGGACTGCACGGTCGAGCCGTTCACGGCTGGCCCATGTCGGGGATCAACAGGCCCGCGAGGTCGTCGGCGTCGGAGATGCTGCGACCCAGGAGGTGGCGCAGGTTGTCCACATCGAGAGAGACATCGGACAGCGGCGCGGCCAGGATGAGGTCACGCAGCACCACAACGTGGGCGTGAAGCTGCACCATCTTCTCAACGAGCGACTCTTGGTCAGGCGTCATGTGGCCTCCTGTCGGCCCCTACCGCGCACGCCCGCGCCTAGCAACGCTCAGGCAGGCGACCACGGCAGAGACCCGGTCGAGAGCGGAGCGTACCACGCACGGAAGCGCACCGCGTGGGGTCCGTTGTTCGCCGTGGAGGCGCAGCTCGCGAACAAGCAGATGCGCTGCGCGCCGGTGTGCGAGGACAGGGCGAGAGTCTCGGTGCCGTTGACCACGTTCCCGGCTTGGTCCTGCCCACCGGCAAACGACACGATGTGCTGGGTCGGCGTCACGATGGAGTAGCCAGCCAGGCGCGAGCCGGGGACGCTGCTTTGGCTGTTCGCGGATGCCAGCGTGGCGGCGATCAGCGTGTAGTCTGCCGCGGCGGCGGGGGTCGAGATCCCGATGAGCAGGCCAGATCCACCCGCGGTGGGGTCGCCGTCGTTGTCCACGACGCCCATGCCGACGAGCTCGCTCGCGGCACTACCTGCCCAGCCGGTGGGGTCGCGCTGGAGCAAGAACAGCAGCACCCTGGTCGTGCCGAGCGTCGAGGTGTCGAACGGCAGACCCGACGAGTCGAGGATCGGCCAGGACAGCCACGCGGAAACATCGGGCGCGCCCCCGATGGGCGATGGGTTCTCCAGGTCGAGCGTGATCCAGCCTTCCGCGTCCTGGGAAGCGGACGACACGCGCACCGGCGAGGTGTTGTCCTGCCACACGCCGCCCTGCTGCGACGAGCCGAGCCGCAGCATGCGCCACGGGATCGGCGGGGTCGCCGCGGCACCGCCAAGGATCGGGCCGATCATGTCGTGGACTCAAGCGAGCAGGGCGTGAGGTCCACGCGGGCGAGGTAGGTCACGGAGCCGTCGCCAGCCACGCCAGCTACGTCGAGCAGCACGGCGGCGACACGGAGCAGACCGGAGCAGTCCATCCGCATGGCCATGCCGCCGGTGCCGACAGCGTACCGGGCGAGGCCCGTCGCCGTCGAAGCGGCGATCTCGCGCCAAGTGGTGCTGCGGATGCCCGCGTCGTAGACCGCCCCGCCAGACGGGTTGTGCGACGGGTGCGCGTACAGGCGCATCTCGGCGCTCTCGGCGTCGGCGTACAGCTCGAGGACAGCCGTGCCGGTGGCCGCGGCGTTGAACGAGTAGGTGGACGGGTCCACGGCGTAGTACGCGGTGTTGGCCTTGCCACGGATTCGCAGGACCGGCGTGGCCGACGAGTCATAGCCGGTCCAGGAGTCGGCCTGGACGATGGCCGACACGGTCACATCGGCGTTGATCGCAGCCGCCCACGCCGTGATGAGCGCAGCTCGGGTGGCGAACGGACCCGCGCCAGCGGACACGTTGTTGCCGTCGATGCTGACCCCGTAGCTGGCCGAGCCGTCGAACGTGGCGACGTTGACGTAGCAGGTGCGCCGGAATGGGTCGATGCGGAGCGCGGGCAGCACGAACAGCGCCATGCGACCGGAGATCGGCACGCCGCTGGTGTCGGTCAGCGGGGAGGTGACATCGCTGGCGTCGTAGCCCCCGATGGCGGAGGGACTGCGCCCTGCCGCAAGGTTGGTGACGACGTAGCTGAGACTGACCAGATCGCCTGCCATGTTCACTCCACCGCGAACTTGCGGATCTTAAGGCGCACCGCTCCGACATCAGCAGTCGAACTAGATACGGCGAGAGCAGCGTGATAGATCCTGGCAAAGTACCGATTTGTCGAGGTGTTAACGTCCAGGGGGACGCCGCTCCGGTTGTCGGTCGGGGTTGCGGAGTCGATCTGATAGATCACGGTCTCAGCACCCGTGGATTTAACCACGCTGACGATCTCGACCTTCGTTGTTGTCGAGCCCGTGACCGTTCCGGTGAGCTCAACGAACTGATACCGAACCGTCGAGAGCGCATCCGCGGTCGGGTTCTCCAGGAGCCACGGGGACAGCGACTGCCGAACTTCCGCGTTTCGAGCGGTAGAACCGCCGGTGATATGGTACAGATACCCTTCGCCCGTGCCCGTCACCCGGTACAGGATGTCGGCGGAGGTCGAGGGCTGGACGACTGCCCAGGAGCCCAGATCACCGGAGATGTCTGCATAGACATCGAGGCCGGTCGAGGCAACGCGGTAGGACAGACGGACGCCCGACGACGCCTCTGCGCGGGCGAGGATCCCGTCTTGCGCGTCGATGGTGTCGTATGCGATCACACCGGAGGACGAGACCGTCAGTCGGAGCGTGCCTGAGGACGACCGCAACGCGATGGTGTCGGAGTAGATCCCGAACGAACCACCGGATCCATCGATCCGCGAGAGGGTCAACTGCCCGGTGTACAGGTAGGTCGTCCACTCACCAAAGTGGTAGAGCAGATCGTTGATGTGGGCCGCGGCGGGCCTCTCACCCTGAGCCCAGCCGATCTGCTGGAGCGCGACGGGCGGAGTCGTCCGCAGAGCAGCGGGATCATATGCCCAGCGGACTGGCGCGGACGCGGGAGGTGCCATGTTGCTATACCCCTGTCGCTTGGACTAGCGCGGAAAGCGACCCGTCGTCAAGACCAGAGCCGGCCCCCGAAGCGCCAAGCTCTAGGCCGGTTTCAAGACTGAGGACGCCATAGACCTCGACGCCAGCGGCAACAGAGTCTCGGAGGATGATCCCGGCTCGGGCGAGCCAGACCGCGTCTGGCAGCTCATCCACGACAGCGAAGCACGCAAGACACGGGCTCCCAGAGATGAGCAGGCGGCGCACGCTCCAGATGGTCGGGTTGTCCGCGAGCGCACGCCAGGTCGCGGTGATGCCCGCGAGAGCGCCTCCCGCCTGCATGGCCGACACCCGGCCAAGGATGATGCGCCGGTACCACGGGTCGGTGAACCCGTTGCGCGGCTCACCCACACGCTCACCGGCTTGGTTCAACTGGAAGCCGGTCGCAAAGTTGGGGTCGAGGGCGACCGTGAGCCCGCCCAGGATGGTGCTGATCTGCGTCAGCGGGTCGAGCGCGCCGCCGAGCGTGGCGTCCGTCACCGGGCCGCGCACCGAGCCAGGGACGATGGCGAGGCCATCGACGCGAGCATCGCGGATCGGGTAGACGCCGTCGAGCATCACGACACCACGACCGAGCCAGACAGCACGATGAGCTCCGTGCTGGTCGGCACGATGTCGGCGGTGCCGCCGTCGAGCAGGACCGACGCGCCGAGCACGCCGTTGATGGGCGCGACTGCGGCGAGCACCTGGAGCACGCGGAGCGCGTCACCGCGGCCCAGGCCAGCGATGAGCGCGATGACGGCGTCGGTCACGACGGGTGCGACCGTCGAGAGCGAAACACCGGACGCCAGGATGACGGTCACCGCGACGGTCACGGGAAGGTCGTTGCCCGCCGACCAGTAGATGGTGTCGGTGACGCCCGACACGGTCACGGTCTCGGAGTCGCTGCCCGCGGTCGCCAAGCCACCGGCAAGGGTGGTCAGGATCGCCTCCGCGAGCCCAACGCGCTGGTCGTTGCCCACCGGCGTCGGCACGACGTACACGGCCACAACGCCCGGCGAGGGACGGATAACGTCTGCCGCCTGCACCCAGCTCAGGCCGAGCAGCACGGTGCGCAGCCCCGGCAACGACGACGCCGCGCCCAGGGACAGCGCCTGACGCAGCCGCACGCGGTACTGGGAGTCGGTCTCGCGGGGCCTGCCGATCTCGTAGGGGTCGCCGTCGCCCGCATCGTAGGTGCAGTTGGTGAGCCCGACCGAAGGGGTGACGACCTGGAGCGTCTGAGGCCCAGCATCCATCTCGACCGAGCCAGAGTCCACAGCCTCGACGGCGATCTCGGTCGCAGCGGTCGCACCGGTGACCGCGGACACGGTCTGCCATTGCTGACGGTCGGTGTCGCGCAGGATGGTGCCCGCCGGGATGTTGATCGTGGCGAAGCCCGCGGCCAGCGTCGGGTAGACGATGTACCTTGAGTACGTCGCCGCCCGGCGCGGGATGCCGCGGAACGCGCCGATCCGGTCGAGGTTGGCACCAGCTGCGGTCTCGGGGCTGAGAGCGTCGAGCAGCACGGCAGCGTCTGCCTCGATGCGGGACGCCTCGACGCCGAACGCGATGGTGGCAGCGCCCTCCCAGGTGCCGGGAGCGTAGGACAGCGGCTGACCCGCGGCGCTATCCCAGATCGCACGCAGCTCGGCAATGCGACCACCCGCGGTCGTTGGAGTCCAGCCTGTTGCGGAGAGCGGCATCAGGTCACCAGGGGGCCAGGAGAGGTCCGTCCGGTCACGCTGAACAGGGCGGGCGCACCCGTCTTGAGCAGCGGCGAGTAGGACACGGTGACGGTAGCCGATTCACCGTCTGCGCGCACGATCAGTCTCGCGACCACGTTGACCACTTGGTTGGCGGAGGTCGCCTCGACGGAGACCACCGACTGAACGTCTGGATCGGCCTCAAGCTGCACCCGCATGAGGCTCGCCACGATGGCAGGCGTGGCCTGCGTCGGAGACTCGATCCACCGGTTGTGAGGCAACCCGAACGTGGCATCATCCGGCCAGGTGCCGAACACGGTCGAGAGGCGCACGCCCATGCGCTGCACGACCAGCTCGATGCCGGAAAGATACCGCGCCGGGAGCGCGAGGTCGCCGCTTGGTGCCAGGGCTACTGCGCTCATTGGGTGTCCACCTTGATCCGAGCGGTCTGGATGTCTGCTGCCGTCGTCGGCGTCGGGAACGGAATCACCGCAGGAGGTCCAGCGGTCGCGCCAGATACCGGCAGGACGAGCGAGTTGAGCACGCCCTCAATCGCTGCAAGCTTCGCCGCAGTCTCGGTCGCCAGCGAAAGCGCACGCGCAGCGGTCGCCTCACCGACGAGCAAAGCCTGCCCTGCCGGCAGAAGCACCACCGGCGCGGTCGTGCTCGAGGCCGACGACGGCAACGGGTCGCGGGCAGACCACGCGAGCGGCAGCACCTCCGCGTCCGACAAGTCCCACCGGCGCTGCGAGGCGGGCTGCGTCGGCACGACAGCGCCGTCGTCCACCTCGTCGTGGCTGCGGTCACGGATGAGCAGCGGCACGATGGCCCCGACCGGGAGCGGCCAAGTGATCGCCACGCCTGAGCCGTCGCCGGGCCACCGGACGGGCACGCCGGGGATCTCCAGCTCGTCGGCGTAGACCAGCCCGTCCACGATGCGCACCAGTTCGCGCACGCAGGGGCGCACCCGCGCCGTCGTCGTACTGGAGTCGTAGCTCACGATCTCGGCGTCCACGCACACGCGCACACGCCCCGTGGACGCCTGAGCGCCCTCGCGGATGGCGTCGGCCAGCCTCGCCCGGTAGGTCGTGTCGGTCGGTTGAATCACCGTCATCGGATGCGTGTCCCCACGACGCGAGTATAGAACGGCCCGTCCCAAGAGTCGAACTCATGCTCGACATCATGGGCGACGTAGTCGCCCGCCAGGTCTGCCGCCTCGACGCGGTAGCCGTCACCGGGCCGGATGGACGGCGCGAGCAGCGACTGCACCTCGACGCGACCTTCATCGGCCCGGCGCGGCGATCCGACCATGCCAGAGGTGGGCGAGAAGATCAGCGACGAGGCGCGCCTCCGCTGCCCGACCGGGAACATGGACACGATGCCGTCTTGGATGACGAGCGTAGAACCTGAGTCCTTCGCAACTCGCGCAAGCACATCCGCGACGACGCCCGACGCGACGAAGCCGCGGACATACTGCACCTCGCTGCCGAACTCGATGGATCCACGGGACAGGCCCGCCGCGTCAATCGCCCAGGACGCGATCTCCGACGAGGTGGCTTGATCCCACGCCCTCGACACCGCTGCAGCTCGCACGACGACGCGACTGTCCACGACCTCCATCGACGCCGTGCTCTCACCGGACTGGCGCACGATCTGGAGCGTGCCGGGACGCACGCTGCCCGCGAGGACGACGGCAAGCTGGTCCCCGTAGCCCGCGAGCACGCGCACCACCGCGTTGGGCGTCTGGAGGTCACGCAGCGACTGCTCCGCCGCGCCGAACACCGTCAGCTGCGAGGCGTCGGGGGTCTCGGTCACCGAACGCTTCGTCCTGCCGACGACGCGCAGCCCAGCCAGCGTGCGAGACTCAGGAGCGCCTCGCCGCTGGATCTGCAGCTCGACGCGCCGACCGAACAGCGTCGTCACAGGTTCTCCCCAGGCTCAAGGTAGATCAGCTGCACATCCTGGCCCAACTGCTCTCGCCGGTACGGGTCAGGCCCAATCGCAACCAGGGAGCCGGACGGCAGCAGCGGGTTCTGCTCCTGCTGCCAGACGTAGCCTCCAGGCGAGATGCGCATGCCCGACACGATGGGAACACCGGCGGAGGTGAGCACATCGACGTACCAAGCACCCGGCCCTTCCGCCCACCGGGTGGCCAACTGCACCTCGATGCCGCCGAGAGCAACGCTCTGCCGACGACGATAGCCACCGCTGGGCATGTTGAGGACGAGCATGTCGAGCTCTCAGAAGGGGTTGATGGCTTGCAGCCCAGAAGTGAGGGACTCTTTGAGGTTCCAGAGCAGACCCTCTCTTGGCTCCTGCACACCGTCCTGAGCCTCGGCGTCGAGGTCTCCCCTGACGGAGTTGGATGCTCCTCCGCCTGCGCCCCCGCCTGTGCTGATCAGCCCAGCAGTCGTCCTGGAGTCTACCAGCCGCACCTCGCGGACGCCGATGGTCGCCTCGATGAAGTTGTCCATCGTCATGGTCAGGCGCATCGTTGTGATGAGGCAGTCCGACAGGCCGGGTCGTTTTGGCACAGCGACAGTCCACAGCGTTGTGCTCGCGCTCAAGATCCAGTCCCGAAACGCATCGTACTTGGCGCGGTTGGCATTGCCGGTCACACCCTTGCGCTTGAGGTCGATGCCGGTCACGATGCCGGTGAACATCATCTCGGACGGCAGTCGCTGGGTGTGATCGCTGATCTCCGCCCCGCGCTCGACCGGATGACTGGTCACAGACCAGTTGTAGTTGAGGTCCACGCTCTTGGCGAGGTCGAGCTCAAGCACCTCGTTGGTGTCCTGACGGATCAGCGTCACATACCTATAGGATGCTGTTGATGTTGGAGTTCCAATCTCAACAGTTGGGTTGATGACGTTGACATCGATGATCTCAATGTTGATAGCCATCAGCGTGTCCCCTGTGAGGCGGCATCGTTGGCCCCGCGAACCTCGGCATCGAGGACATTCCTCACGACGGTCTCAGCTTCCGCCGCGCTCAGCCCGTTGGCGTTGATGGTGACGTTGGTCAGCACCCTGTTCTGACCGGGCAGGCCATACAACTCGTCAAGAGTAACGCTTGAACCGCCGATGTTTACCTGCTGGCCTCTTCGACCTCCGCGGAAGACGCTCGAGATGTTCTCATCGATCATGAGTTGGATCGAGTTGAGCACATCCGAAAAGCCGAACTGACCGCTCTCAAGTGCTGTTGTGGCCTTCTGGAACCCGCGTCGAGCGGACTTTCCGCGCTGGGCTTGGTCCTCTGCGACTACACCGGGAAGGTCCGAGAGGTTTCCGCCAACGAGCAGTAGCCCGATGTTGGAGTCGATCCATGACATCGCCTCGCTGATCTTCTTGAGCAGCGGGAACTTGTCGTAGATCTTGTCGATAGCTTCAACGAAGCTATCCCCAAACGCCGCGGCGAACTTGGCAGCGTCACCGAGCATCCCTTTGGTCTCAGAGAGCGCGTTGCGGAACTCCGAGCCGAAGCCAAGGGCATCGGCAAGGTCAGCAAACACGGATGGGCCACCCTCCGCTGCGTACATCAGGTCTTCAATCGCCGCGACGAACAAGAGGAGAACGCCAGCGGGAGCAACAAGGGGGGCGAGCTTGAGCGCCAGCCCACCCTCTCCGGTGCCAACTGCGAGCGAGAGCATCTTGATCGCGATCTGAGCGGCCCGCGCCGAAGCGAGCAGCCCGCCTATCGCGACGACCGTGCCGCCGATGGGGCCGGTAAGCGCGGCGAATGCATGCTTGAGCGAGTCAGCCGCCTTGTCTAGCTTGAGCGCGACCCACTCCTTGTTGGCCTGCACCCACTCTAGGATGTCATGCGTGAGCAGCCTCAGGGTCGGCATAAGCGCGATGCCGAACCGCATGCGAAGCGCGTCTGAGGCGTAGCGCAGGCGGCGAAGGTCGCCCTCCAGCTCCACCGCGCTCTTCGCTGCCTCGTCGGTGATGACCCCGCCGAAGATGCGGGCCTCCTCGCGCATGCGCTTGATGCCCTCGCTGCCCTGCACAAGCAGGGGGAGCAGCTTGCGACCTACGTCGTCACCGAAGATGCGCGAGGCCGCGGCGGCTCGCTCAGCGGCGCTCCCAAGGCTCTGGATGCCGTCCGCGACCACCTCGAGGATCTCGTCGGGGTTCTTGCCCTTGAGTGCGCTGATCTCGACGCCTGCCGCCTTGAACGTCTTGACCCACTCCTTGTTGCCGGTCGCAGCCTCGAGGGCGTAGTCGGACACCGTCTGAAGCGCGTCCGATACGTCGTTGGTGTCGGCACCGAGCGCGATGAACACCGCAGACAGCTCACGCGCACCCTGGACGCCGACGCCGAGACCCTCGCCAAGTCGAGCGTACTGGGTGATCTCCGCCGCGGTGGTTGCAGCCAAGCCAGCCAGCGCAGCAGCGGCAGCGAACGCCGCCTCAGACAGGCCAGCGACCGTGATCGTCGCCCTATCGTAGGCTTCGATGTCGCCCTGGAACACCAGCTCGGTGACGAGGCGCTCGACGGTGACGCTACTCATGTCTTCCTCCCCTTCTCCGCCTCTCGCTTGGCTTTGCGGAGGAGCGCCACATGTATCAGAGCAGTCGAGACCTCATCGAGGGACATGGTCTTGGCTTCGACGTAGCCTACCTGGAGCTCTGGAGTCATGCTGATCACCCACATCGGCCAGGAGCTACCCCAGCCGCACTCGGTCAGGATGCGCTCTGCTTCTCGATCTCCTGAGTCTCCGCCGCGAGAGCCTTGCGCGAGATAATCAGCTGCATCCATGAATCGAAAAAACCCTCGGCCTTCGCCCGCTCCTTCGCAGCCAAGATGAGCTCTGACATGTTCTTGCCGCGGTAGATGAGCTCAGCGTCACCGGGCGTCAGCGGGACGCCGTCGCGGAACGCATGACGACCTGGAACGCCCCACAGCAGGCGCGGCATCCAGCTCATGTCAGGCGTGACCTGACCGAGCGTGAGCGTGGCGTTCTGGAACGAGTGGTAGGCGCTCACCAGCGGGAGTGCCTCCATGACGCCAAGCGGGGTTGCCGTGTAGGTGTGCTCGACGCCCTCGGCGTCGGTGGCGGTCCAGGTGATCATGGGTCAGATCCCAGGCGGAAGGATGGCGGGGCTCGGCGGGTTGATGGTGATGACCTCGACGTTGAACGTCCAGGTGACCACGGTGGGCTGCTCGGAGCTCTTGCCCGCCGGGATCTCGTTGAACGAGCAGCCGGTGCCGATCCAGGTCTCGCCCGTGTCGCCGCGGATCCAGGAGATCACGAAGCGCGGATCCAGACCGGCCAGGGCGAGGGCTTCCTTCTGGATCTTGAGCGCAGACAGGAACGAGTAGGTCAGGTCCGTGCTCTTGCAGGTGATCGAGAAGCCGCAGTCCAATGCCGTGATCTTGTAGGTGACCGCACCGCCGAAGCCGCGCACCCGATTGAACTGGGGCGGAACGTCGGTCCACTCGTAGGGGTCGAGCTCGGTCGGGAACGGGACAGGCACACCGTCGATGGTGACGGCGTGCTGAAGGAGATTCTGAATGGCGCTCATGCGGCACGCTCCACATAGGTGACGGTGACGACCTGGGTGGTGCCGTCAAGCAGACCGACCCGCGCCGTCGCGGTGATGATGCCCCCCGACCGGGAGGTGCTGATCTCGTAGCCCTGGGGCAGGGTGTCGTTGGGCGTGAAGTAGCCAACGGCCAAGCCGGTGTTGATGGCAGGCTGGAGGCACCCGCGCAGAGCGGCCTCGCCCGCGACGTTGTACGGCCACACCTTGTTCTGCGAGGCGAAGGTGGCGTACTGGTTCGCGATGGCCGAGCGCCACCGGTAGGTCAGGAACATGACGGCGAAGCGGGTGTACAGGTACTCGTCCGACATCGCCTTGACGCCGCCCGCGGGCGGGTAGAGCAGCGTGCCACCGGCCTCAAGAGGCACCAGCGGGTTGGCATGGTTGGCGATGGCGTTGGCGCGCTGGGTCTCGGTCAGGCTGTACGTCGCCACGCTCGCGAGAGGCGCGGTGAAGTCGGGGCGCGTCGAGTCGGCAGGCGTGCCCGCGGCACGCGAGAGGATCGCCACATGCGGATACTGACCGGCGGTCGGGTGGATGACCACGCCGAGCGAGGCGGAGGTCGTCGGGAACCCGGCGGGAGGGGTGCCGGTGCCCCAGGCGGCATCGTCGTCGGTGACGATGGCGATCATCGGGTTGGCGTCGGTGTAGCTGGCGACAGAGGTCGCCTGCGCGCCGGTGGTCGAGTCGGGAGCGACCAAGCCGAACTGGAGGCCCGCGGTGCTGATCGCGGTGAGCGCCGCGGCGAAGGTCTCGCTGGCACCAGAGTCGCGGCGACCGATGGCAAGCTGCGAGGGGGCGGGCGACTGCGCGAACGCGATGGTGGCCATAGCGAGCGCGACGGCGCTCACCTCGCCCGCAAGGTTGTCCGTGATGACCGAGTCGAGGCTGGAGTAGAGCCGGTAGCGGTCGCCGTCCAACGTCGAGTCGGAGCTCAGGAGCAGCAGGGTGGACAGCGCGTTGTTCGTGACCGGACGGGGCTCAACGATGAAGCTACCCGACCAGAACGTGGACATGATGGTTGCGAAGCCGGACATCTCAGCCCTCCTCGGGCGGCGGGTAGGTGATCGTCGCCTCGGCGGCGACCACGTTAGGATCTCGGATTAGGTCTAGGTCTACCACGATTGTAGCCGTCCCGTCGAGGTCCGTGTAGACCGTCTGCCGCAGGGCGAGGCTTGTCAACGTGATCACCCAACGCGGCTCGTAGCCGGTGTCAAGGAAGTGGACGACATTGCTCAGATCGCTGGCATGGGACGGCACAACGCCAGCCGCGATCAACGCACTCGTCGCCCCCAGGTCCACGCGCCAGGCGCGGCGCAGCAAGTCGCCCCAGGTCCACGCCGCCGTGCCGTAGCCCTGGATGCTCCACGACTGCTCGACCATCTGCGTGACCGTCGAGGTGTTGATATCGTCCACGACCTCGTCCACGCGCTCTGGCAGGCCCGTGGGCACCTCGATGATGGGCAGGAGGGTGATGTACCCACCCGTGGCTCTCGGGCTCTGAGAGCCCGGTGTGCTGGCGTTCTGGAGCCACACCTTGTCGATGCTGATGCCAGCCGCGGCTGCGATCCAGGTCCGCATCGACGCGAGGTCGGTCGCGAGGTCCGTGCTCATGGTTCCTCCGGTGGGGGAGGCGGCGGCGGGACGTAGGTCTCATCCTCCGCGAGCGCGACGAGGATGGTCCTCCAATGCCGCGGCACGCCGCCCACTCGGGGCCAGTCCTGCACTTGGTAGACGAGCCAAGTGTGGCCAGCCCACACGACGCGGTCAGACGGTGCCCCGCCGGGTGCAGCGGTGCGCAGCTCGGACAGGGAGTAGACCTTGATGACGGCGCGAGAGCGGTCGCCCTCGGCCAGCTGCTCCAGGTCGTGACCGCTCACGGGCTGAAGCGAGCCGCGGATGGTGCTTGAGGTGGGCGCGGCATAGCTCGGCACGCCGCCCACGTTGGACGGAGCGGCGTAGCGTAGCCGGGTGAACGCTCGCAACCCGATCATGCGATCAGCTCCTGCGTGCCGTCTGGTAGCACAATCTCGGCTCGGATGCTGTTGATCAACTGTCCGGTGTCCACCAGCGGCTTGCTGGAGCCCTTCTTCTTGATCGTGTACGCGGCGTTGGGCGGCGGGACGCCATTCCGAATGGTCGCCTTGTGGTTCTGGACCATCTTTAGGCCAAGCCGACGAAGTCCGCGCTCGACGCGCTCGGCCCCCTTGTACTGCTTGCGGGCGATGTCTGCCGCCATCTTGAACCAGTTGCCCTTCTCGCGAGCGGTGGTCATCCGCATGAAAGGACGCTCAGGAATGTTGATCCCCCTCTCAGGGTCTGAGAACCCGAACTCGTTGAGGTAGGCGATCCCTGCGATGGATATGTCCAGGGTCTGACCATCGCGTGGCTTGTACTTTCTCGCCCCCGGTTCGCCGGTAAGGCCGACCGCGATGACGGCACCCATAAGTGTGCCGATGCGAGCAAGTGCAGCCGCGATGATGCCCTTTCGGTTCTTGATCTGCTCGGAGACCTTCTTTGCGGCCTCGGCTTGGGCTCGCTGCTGCTTGATCGAAGCCTCGGTAGCTGCCTTTCTGGCGGCGCGAGATGCAGCAGCTCTGGCCTTAGATTTCTGATTCTTGAGGTTGTTCCTGTTTATCCTCGCCAGCTTCGCGACGTTCTTGTTGTACTCGCGCATGCGGCGCATGCCCGCCGCTTTTTTCCGCTTCTTGGCTTGGACTTTTGACGCTCGACGGACGCGGATCTTCCACGCCTTCTTCTGAACCCTTGCTCTGACCGCGGCCCTCTGGCGCTTGCGGGCGGCAAGGCGACCAAGTCTGCGGGCTTGCGTCTTGGCCTTGCGCTTCTGCGCTCGTACTAGCCGACGAGCGTTGCTCCTGGCCCTCTTTATAGCTGTAGCGGCCTTCCGCTTCTCTCGACGGCGCAGGATGGTCTCTTGGCGTCGAGCCTTCTTCTTGGCGCGCATCTCGGCCTTGCGAGCCTTCTGCTCGGGCGTCCTGGCCCTGCGCTTGATGTACTGACGCTTGGGCCTCGCCGCCGCAAGCTTTGCCGCCTTGTCGGAGGCACGCTTCGCCCTGGCCCTCTCCCTGGCGGCCTTGTTCACCGCAGCTCTATAGATCTTCCCCGCCTTGCGCAGGATGAGCCGAGCCTTCTGCTTCTGGGTCGGTCCCCTCTTCTGCCGCTCGGCGGCACGCTGAGTCGTCTTAGCCTTCTGCCGGGCGACCCTAGCGCGCTCTTGATTAGAGAAGCGCCGCCTCCAGTCGGCCATGCTCTTGACTTTTCTGGCTCTGGCCTTTGCTTTTTCGATCTCGCTATCGTCGCCGCCCTCCATCAGACGACCGGAGGCACCGCGAAGGCGGCGCGGGTGCTGCGCAAGCGCATGAGGGCGACACCGTAGTGCGTCGTCGTGAGGTCCATGTCGCCCGCCGACAGGCGAAGCCCAGCCGGGATGCCGTAGGACTGCGACAGGTCACCGGTGGTGTCCGACGTAGTCAACAGCGCCGAGCCGCCACCGAGACCCGCGAGATCCTCGGTGACCGGCATGCGGGTCAGAAGGTGAGCCGTCATCAACGCGACAGCCTCGTTGTAGAACGAGACCGGGGAGCCGGCTGCGACCTGTCCGGTGTACTTGCTGGTCGGGTAGACCACAGGCGACAGGTACGGGCCGGTCGAGTCGGCCCAGTAGCCGATCTGCGTGTCCGTGAGCGAGGCGAACTCGGGCGCGATGGCACGCACGCGAGCGTTGACGACGGCGGATGCCATCAGGCCACCGGCTGGAGCGGACCCTTGTCCGCGGTCAGGGAGGACCAGAGGGGGTGCTTCTTCCAGGAGTCAGGGATGACGGCGACGATCTGGCCCGGCCCGATGACATGCTCCTTGCGGGTAGCCTTGCGGGGGTCGTCCTTGTCGTACTCGGAAAACGCGATGGTGACCTCTTGCTCGGACACGTTCTTAATCATGGTTCCTCCTATGAAAAAGGCCGAGTGGTCACCCACCCGGCCCGGTGACGGGGGCAGTCAAGCCGCCCCCGTCGAGCATAACTCACGCCGTGGCGAAGAGCGCCAGCATGCAGCCCTCGGCGTAGGGCAGCTCGAGGCCGCCCGCGCTGGAGGCGTAGATGGTGACCTGACCGGTCGCATCGACGTAGGTGTGGACGGGGGTGACATCCAGACCCTTGACGATGCGCAAGCCCTCGTTGGCCTCCGAGCGGAAGAAGAGCATGCCGTCCACGCCCGTGCCGCCGAAGTCGCGGAGCGACTTGCCGATGATGACCTGGAGGCCGAGCCCGTTGGCCTGCGCCGTGAAGAAGTCCCAAGCCGACAGCGCCGAGTACGGAGCCGCAGTCGTCGCCATGAGGCGGTTGCGGAGCCGGTCGGTGATGATGACCCGGTCGGGCGCGAGGTTCGCAGGGCTGCGCTCCTGGGCCTGCGTCATGACGTAGACCAGCTCCGTCAGGACGTTGCCGATGGCCGCGCTGCCGATGGTCAGGCTGGAGTAGTAGCGGAGGAGACCCGGCACCGACGCCAGCGAGTAGAAGTCCAGGCCAGGAACGGTCGAGCCGCTGACCAGGGCGTTCCACCAGAAGTCGCGGATGGCGCGGTTGACCGCTTCCATCTTCCAGCGAGCGTCATCGAGGCCCGCCTGAGCGACCCGGCGAGACTCAAGCCAGCCCTGGCTGAGGGCCACGCCGCACCAATGGAGCGGACGCAGATCCTGCGACCAGGTGTAGGACACGCGGTTGATGGCCGTGTCGTCGCCGCGGAGCAGGGTGGCGGTGCCGCCCGGCTTGACGAAGTTACGGTAGTAGCCAGCCGCGTTGCCGTCCACCGGGCGCGCCGGGATCCCCTCGAGGATGTCGGAGCGGTCCTGGATGCGGACGAGGATCGGCGCGCCGATCTCGACCTTGCCAGAGAGGGCCGGGAGGCCCGCACCGGAGTCCTGGCGACCCGTGATCACCGGGGCAAGCTGGCGAACGAGGGAGTCGCGACGAGCGCGGTCCTGACCGGTGAGCCGGTCGATCTCGTTGAGCCACATCGCACCGCGGGCGGTCTCGGCGTCAGCACGCACCGAACTGGCGACGTTGCCAGCGATGAGCGAGGCCGGGACCGCGCCGAAGGGGCGCACGAACTGGGAGATGGGGGAGTCGGATGCGATGCGCGCACCCGCGTCGAAGATCTGGTTCACGCGGCCTCCGCGACGTAGTAGGTGGTGGTCCCAATCACCTGCGACTCGCCGGTGAAGCGCCATTGCGAACCCGCGCCGACGAGGGCGACGGTGTTCTGCGAACGGGTGGGGGTGAGCGCGCCGCTGGCCGAGAGGTCAACGAACACGAAGTCACCGGCAGACGGAGCCGCCGCCGGATTGACGAGGAGACCCGCGCCGCGGAGCATGTACGGGACCGCCGTGCCGCCGCGAACGGTGGTACGGGAGCCGGTGCCGTAGGTGTCGGACGAGTCGTCGGCGGGGTCGTACACAACGGCCAGCTGACCGGGGTTCGAGCCGCTGACGCCGCTCGCCGCGGTGATCGCCGCGCCAGAGCCGACAGCGAGGACCGACGCGGAGGTGAACGTGTAGCCCGCGGGCACCGTGACGGTGACCGTGACCACAGAGCCGACCGGAGTCGCCGCAGAAGCGGTGATCGTGCCAGGACCGAAGGTGTTGACCGCGGCAGCGGCGGCAACAGCGTTGGCACCCGTCAGGGTAGCGGTCGTGCTGGAGTCGAACTTGATCGCGAACTCCACCGCGCTGTTCGTCATGAAGTCGAACAGGCTGATGGACGCGAGATAGTTGCTCGACGCGGCGTGCGTGATCGCCAGGGTGAACGTGCCCAGCGTGGCGGCGGGCGGGATGCGGGCCTTGCGGACGCCGCTGGCGAAGTAGACCTCGACAGCCTTGCCGAAGGTGTACTCGGTCGCGGCGGCGGCGACGGTCGGGGTCGCAACGGCCATGTGGCTGTTGGTGTCCACGACCTCGGCCACCACGATGGCCAAGCCAGGGGTGCGAGCGGTGAGCGTGACCACGCCCGCGCCGTCGTCAGCAGCCGAGAAGAGGCCGAAGGCGAGCGGGTTGGCGAGGATCGCGCTGTACATGGCCGCGGAGGCTTCCGCCGCAGACGTACCGCTATCGGTCGTGATCGCGATGATCGCGGTCACAAACGTGAACGGGTCGGTCACGCTGATCGAGTAGGGCGAGCTATTCGACGGGCTGGAGAAGGTGACGGTGGAGACCTGAGCGACCGCGCCGTCGCCGGACGCCGCCGCACCGGCGACAGGAGTGGAGACAAGCTGGCGCACGATCTTGCCAACGCCAGTAGCGATGGGCTGCGCCGTGAACGAACCGATGGGCATGATCAAGCCCTCCCGATCAGATGGGTGATGTCGTCGGCGTCGGCGCGGTGCTGCTCCGACGCGGGGACGGAGCGCGAAGCCGCGATCCAGCTCTCAAAGGTCGAGCCGTTCGCGCTATCCGCACGGCGGGCACCGGCCACGATCACAGCGTCAAGCCCGACAGAGTCGAGCGAGTCGGCGCGCTCCTTGCCAACGATGGCACCGGCGACGGCCCGGCGGGCGTCGAGCAGCGTCACGGTGTCGGCCAGGTCCACCTTGTGCGAGGCGGCGGCGGCGAAGATCGAGCGCCACGCGCCAGCGTTGCTGTCGGCGCGATGCTCAGGCTCCTCCATCTCTTCCTTGGCGAACTTTTTGAGCTCGGCCTTGACCTCGGGGTCAGAGTGCTCGGGCTCCTTGGCTTCCTGCTCGGCCCACTTGGCGAGGGCGTCGCCAATCTTGCCGTCCATCGCGTCCATGCGGGAGTGCATGTCCTTCATGGCGGCATCGTGCGCGTCCATGCGCTTGGAAAACGAGGTCAGATCCTCGGGACTGAACTGCATGTTGGCTCCATCGGCACGAACCGCGACTGCGGGACCACCGCGGGGGGTTAGGGTCAAGATGAGGTGGTTGGGCGCGTACATGCGGGTGCGACGGTGAGTCGCCCCGTCATGCCGGTCATCCTCCGCGGTGGGCACAGCGTCGGCGCTGTAGCCCAACGACACGCCGCGGACGCCGCGAGCGACGGCGTCGAGACCGTCTGGCGTGTCCACGACGAGCTCACCCACCAGCGCGCCCTGCGCCGCGTCGAACCGAGCCGAGAGGATGGTCCCAGCGCGAGCGGCCCCTCGGGTGTCGCCCACATCGACCCGGTCGGGGTGTGCAACGTCCTCGAGGCCGACGACGACCGGAAGCCCGACCAGCGACTCGATGAACTGCGGGTCCGAGAGGACGGCGGCGTCCACGCGCTCGGCACCCCAAGGGTAGCGAAGCACACCAGCTCGGGCCAACACGACCGGCAGACGGCGAGCGCCCGTGTCCAGCGTAGCTGGAACGTCGAGTCGGTCGTAGCGGGCGGGATGTGGTTGCATGCCTTGGCCCTACACCTTGCGTGCGAAAACGTCAACCCGCTGCTCTGACAGAATGTCAGTAGGACCAGCCAGGGTTGACATGTTGTCAGTCTTCCATGATGTCGTCGGGGAGGATGGGGTCCGCGTAGCAGCGACATTGGATCGCGTCACCGGGGTGCCCCGGTTGCGTGCCCGGCCCGGCCACAGGTGGATCCGACCAGCTGAACGTCTTGCCGTCGAGCGCCCAATGCGAGGGACGGGACCGGGCGAACCTGCCGCCAGGGCGACCTCGGACGCGCTCGTCGTCCACGGTCATCCACATGTACTTTTCCACCCCGGCGAGTCCCTGGTTGACCTGAGTGATCTGGCCGTTGAGCTTGCCCACTTGGTCGCGAGCAATCAGCTTGGCGTGGCGCGGAGCGATGCCGAGCCGCTGCATGAGCTCTCGTTGGATCCCGGTGTACCTCGACCCCTCGATGATGGACTTGGACATCCAGCTCTCGGTGCCCACAAGCCAGTCCTGCGGGATCCTGCTGATGAGGTCGAGGTTGAGCCGCACGAAGCCCTCGAGCGCCTCGGCGTGCGCCGCGGTGGGTGCGATGTTGATGAGCCGGATCGGCTCGGTCTCGATGCCGATCTGCGACTGCAACGTCGAAGCCACGATCCCCCGCTGGGTCAGCTTGGCTGGGCTGGCACCAGCTCGGATCATCGTGCGGCGCGCCGCCTGCGTCGAGAGCCGCTCGACCTGTTGGGCCTTCGCCGCGATGGCAGCAGCGGACGCGCCGATAGCCGGGAGGATGATCGGCACATCGGACATGGACCGGCGGAGCCAGTAGACGAGGTCGGCGGCGTCGAGGTCGGTGAGTTCGTCGTCGTCGTCGGCGTCGGCGTCGAGGCGGCGCAAGCCGGGCCTGCGCTGGGTCTCCCACGCTCTAAACGCCTCCAGGAGGAGCCGTCGCATCTTGCGCGACCATTCACGCGCCAGCTTGACGTAGAGCGCCTCCAGGGGCCTCGAGGACGGTCTCCGCGGCGGCTTGCGCTCGAGGGCGTCGTCGCGGTGGCGGCGCGCCTCGATGGCGCGACCCTGCCGGGAGGCGAGCATCTTGGCTCGGCGGCGCGAGACCTCGTTGCCACGGGTGTAGGTGTAGACCTTGCCGGTCTCACCCCACCGGTAGCCGGGCTTGCCGCCCTCGCTGGCAGGCTGGACGGGCATGTCAGTCCTCGTCCGCGCCGGTGATGCCACGCGCCCAGTCCACGCCGCTGGTGCCGCCCCAGCCAAGCCACGCGACGTACCCGGCGTCCTTCCACGGGGTGTCCTTGTGCTCGGCGTCGATCTCGGCGTTCTTGCGGTGACGGTTGAACGCCGCCATCTTGGAGACGGTCTCGTAGCCGACGTAC